GAACATGGAATCATGATAGTTTAAGAAAATACATCATCGTATTCGGAACTGTCTTTAACGATATCTATATTAATCGCTTGAGCAATGCCGGAGAAGTGCTTCAGACTCTGAAAGTTCCTTTGACATATGGTCCAAAAGACAAAGTACTTTCGAGACTCGAACAAAATCCGAAGATGGATAATCAAGTTGGTATTATTCTTCCTCGTATTTCTTTCGAAATGACGACCATGGAGTATGATCCTACTCGTAAGTTGAATACTCTGAATAAGCTGACGAAACAATCTGCTAATGCAGGCACAGACGACGAAGTCAAATATCAGTATCAGCCTGTTCCTTATGACATGCAGTTTGAGATGAATATCTTGGTCAAGAACGCCGAAGATGGCACTCGTATCGTAGAGCAAATCGTTCCGTACTTTACTCCTGATTTTACAGTGAGTGTCAATCTTGTTCCTGAAGTCGATGGCCCGCGAGACATTCCTATTATTCTAAATAGTATCACTTCTCAAGATGAATATGAAGGCAGCTTTGAACAAAGAAGAGCATTGATATGGACTCTTAGCTTTACGATGAAAGGTTACTTGTATGGACCAACGAAGAAATCAAAATTAATCAAACTCGCAGAAACAACGTTCAGACTTCCAGAAGATGTCGAGGCAGGAAACACTGATAATACCGCCAATACGATAGTCGTGGCTTCGAGACCTGGACTTACTGCGAACGGCCAACCTACTACCAACACTGCTTTAAGTATTTCATATGAAGATATTAAGAGCACGGATAACTATAGCATTATCAATACAATTACTGAGAATATCTAATGAGCAATGAACTTGATAAATTTTTAAATATCGCCTCTGGCGATAACTTACCAGCTGTGATCGAAAAGAAGATGAGTACTCAAGTCTCTGCAGATTTTGAGTATGCTCGCGAGAACATGATGGAAGTCATCAATAAAGGACAAGAAGCACTCTTTGATCTCATGGACGTGGCCAAACAAAGTCAGCATCCTCGAGCATACGAAGTCTTGGCAACCATGATGAATACGATGGTGGCAGCAAGCAAAGACTTAGTTGATCTTCAGGCAAAAAAGAAGAAGATCATGGAAGATGATCCTTCTGCTTCTCCTCAGCAAGTCACAAACAACCTCTTTGTCGGATCAACTGCAGAATTACAGAAATATCTAAAGCAGCACAAAGATGGCGAGTGAAAACTATCTCGGGAATCCGAGGCTTAAAAGAGCAGACACAAAGGTCGAGTATACTCCCGAGCAGGTTGCCGAGTATATCAAATGCTCTGAGGATCCGATCTACTTTATCTTAACGTATTGTAAGATCGTTAATATCGATAAGGGTCTGATCATGTTCCCGCTCTGGGAATTCCAGAAGGAAATGATCCTCGCCTTCGAAGAGAATCGCTTCGTTATCTGTAAGATGCCTCGTCAGGTTGGTAAGACGACTACTGTTGCCGCTTACTTGCTTTGGAAGATTGTATTCAACGAAGAATATTCTATTGCTATTCTGGCCAACAAAGACAGACAGGCTCGAGAAATCCTTGGTCGTATTCAGTTGATGTTCGAACACTTACCGAAGTGGCTTCAGATGGGTGTTACCGAATGGAACAAGGGTAACATTAAGCTTGAGAACGGATCTGAAATCCTTGCCTCGGCTACCTCATCTTCTGCTATTCGTGGTACGTCTCAGAACATGGTCTACCTCGACGAATTTGCCTTCGTTCCGACCAACATTCAAGACGAGTTCTTCGCTTCGGTTTATCCTACCATTTCATCTGGTCAAAGTTCGAAGGTTTTAATTACTTCGACACCGAACGGTATGAACATGTTCTATCGTATCTGGACCGAATCAGAAGAAGGTAGAAATGCTTATGCTCGTGTCGACGTTCACTGGTCACAGATTCCAGGCCGTGACGAAGCATGGAGAGAACAAACGATCAGCAATACGTCTGAAGATCAGTTCAGACAAGAATATGAGTGTGAGTTCCTTGGATCTTCCAACACTCTGATTCATCCTACCAAACTTCGTAACATGGTCTATAAGCATCCGATTGCGCAGGCAGACGGTGGACTCAAGATCTATGAAGAGCCAGAACCGGATACAATCTATGCTATCGTAGTTGATACTTCTCGAGGAGCTGGAGCCGACTATTCTGCTTTCATTGTCGTCAACGTATCGACGATGCCTTATCGACAAGTGGCCACATATCGAAACAACTTGATATCGCCGATGATCTATCCGAACATCATCTATAATGCGGCTATCAAATATAACGATGCTCTTGTTCTTGTCGAAACGAACGACATTGGCCAGCAGGTGGCTGACATCTTGCACTACGATCTTGAGTATGACGGCGTTCTGGTAACCGCAAATAACGGCAGAACAGGACAAAGTCTGTCAGGCGGTTTTGCTACGACGACTCACTATGGAGTCAAGACTACAAAGCAGGTGAAACGAGTTGGCTGTGCCACACTCAAGACTCTCGTCGAATCTGATAAGTTCTTGATCTATGACTATGACACTATCTATGAGCTGACACGCTTCTCTCTGAAGAACAGCTTGAAAGGCAATCAGTCATACGAAGCCGAAGACGGTAACGATGACATGGCCATGTGCTGTGTTCTCTTTGCCTGGTTAACTACACAACCTTATCTCAAAGAAATTACGAATGTTGATATTCGTATGCAAATCTATGAACAGAATGAGAAGATGCTCGAGCAGCAGATGCTTCCATTTGGGCTCATGAGTACAGGCGATGACATTCATGATGAAGAAGTCAACGAACCACTCTTCGACGGTGGTCCAAAAGATGATTTCTGGGTTGCCAAGAAGATGGGATTCTTTGAAGGAAACTTTTGATATGATACACGAATATGATCTCAATATTAGAAAAATGATAAAGCCAATGAAGGTTGCTTTACAGCATCCTGGAAAAGCTTTGCCTTTTATTTTACAGGTCGTAAGGCATGGCAGTGGTCCTTCTCTGAAGTACACATATAAAAAGATGCTTGAAACCAAAACTGGTGGAGAGATGGCGTATAAAAATGAAGAAATATCTCAATATTTGCCTTCGCTTTCAGAGCGACCAGAAGGATCCGTAGGCCAAGAAACTTACAACTATTTTGGTCGTCATCGAGAGAACGTACAAAAAGCAAGTCGAAGAACAAAGATTAATGACGAGTGGGTAGAGGCCAAACATCCATATAGTTGGATGGCAAGAAGATATCGAGATACACATGATATATGGCACATTCTGACGGGTTATCCTACAAGTATAGAAGGTGAAATGTGCATTGCAATGTTTTCGTTTGCGCAAACGAGATCGATCGCTTGGTTAATAATCGGTGTGGGTGTTATATTGGCAATTCTAAACCATTTGAGAAATCCTCTAAAATCTTTCACTGTATTTAAAATGGCATACGAAGCGTATCGAAATGGCAAAAGGGCTAAATTTCTATTAGCCGAAAATTATGATGAACTACTATCTGAAAATATAGATTCTGCTAGGGAACGACTGAACATCCGCTTACCGAAAGCCTTTGTTAACAGATCTCCTAATTTTTTGAAGTTATAAATAAAGCAAATGCAACTTATATGACTAACCTTTAAAGGGAGATAACAATGGCGTTTCAAGTCAGCCCAGGAATTAATGTTTCCGAAATTGATCTTACAACAACTGTTCCGGCACTTGCGACTACGGTCGGCGGTTTCGGCGGAGTATTTCGTTGGGGACCAGTAGGAAAGTTTGTTCTTGTAGATTCAGAAAATACACTCGCAAATCGCTTCGGTAAACCAACTTCAGACAACTACGAAACGTTTTATACAGCAGCTAACTTCCTTTCTTATGGAAATGCTTTGTATGTTTCTCGTGCTGCGACTACAACTGGTTTTTCTAATACAGCAACTATTACTCTCGATTCAGACGTATCGCTTGCCGCGAATGGTACAGCACTCGGTCTGACAGCTGGACTTCGCGTACAAGGTGATGGCATTGCAGAAGATACTTTTGTAACAGCAGTAACTAACAGCGCTATTACAATTTCAAAGGCAGCAACCGCAAGCGCTTCAGCACTTCTTTCATTCTTTGCTAACGCTACGACACTTTCTGCTTATGCTGGTAATACGGCTGCAGTTGTTGCATCAAACGTAGTTATTCGCAACTCAGAAGAGTTCGAAAACAAAGGTGCAACGAACACAGCATTTACAGGAACAGAGTTCGTAGCTCGTTATCCTGGTGCACTCGGTAACTCGCTGAAGGTTTCGATGTGC